GAGTGTAGAATATGGCATCCGCCAGAATGTAGGTTCAATTCCTGCCTTTGCCACCATAGCCTAATAGTTCAGTGGTAGAGCGGAGTGCTCATAACGCTTTATTAGTCTATGTATTTATTATCAGTCATTTTTTTAATTATTTATTGTTAATATATTTAAGTTTAAAAATCTCATAAAACCTTTTACTTGCATCACCAAAATTACCACTTGCCCGATCCACTGTCATAGTTGAATAACCAGTTTTCTTGGCAATATCTGCGTTGGTTATTCCTTTTTTGCGTAGTTCTTTTAGTTTGATTTTGAACTGGGCTTTATTCATTTAAGTAATCCTTAATTCCGTAAATTTCCTCACTGTATTTTTTTAAAAAAATGTCAATCGCATTTTTCAAATCATTTGGCATATTGCCACTATAAGTTTTCATTTCTTCAACAAGGTCAAATCCTTCTTGAAAAGCTTCTTGATAATTCATTTAAATCTCCTTTAATATTAATATAAGCTTTTAAAGCGGCATTGACAGATCGTTTATAACCAATCTGTGGCACTTAACATATTTACCGTTGCAAAAGCAAATAATTTATTTTCTCATACTGAGGATTGCAATCCTTGAGAAAAATCGACCTAGCCTAATGTCGTTCTTAAATATAAGTAATTGAATACCATCAAATTAAGAATAAGACAATGCCGCTATAAAAACTCATAAACTCACATAAAGAAAAGTGCCATTTCCTATACACATTATTTTTATATGTATAGAAAAGCGGTGTTTTCTATAAGTATTGGTGCCGCCAACAAATGGTTAATTTGTAATTTTCACCTATGCGATGATGTCCTAACCTTTTTAGACGAAGCGACATAAACAATTTTAATGCCAGAGGCGAAGATTTACACTCCGCATATTATCTAGGTAGCAAACAACTATCAGGCTAGACTATGTGCTAACTTCAATTAGAACGCTAACCCAAAAGTTGATTGTTCAATATAAATATTGACCTACTTATCAATAACCATCAGCCTAACCCGTTTCATTATACATAGGGTAACATTTGAAGATGTTTTGGCTTGTTCTGTGCGACTACTTATTCCGCCACTCTGACATAATAAAACTCACTTTTTCATTAGACTTAGACTAACTCTAGCTACTCTTCTTTGGTTAGTCAGGTTAAGTATGATAAGGATATTACAACCAATTACTTTTGTAATATTTACCCCTTATCGCCATAGCAATCCCATATTAAGAATGCGGACTAAAAGTGATAAAACCGTGTGCGACCCCTTGCGGGATTCTGTTAAACTTCTTCCTTCTTTGGTGCAAAAAAGTGCTTATTGTCTCTCATAATAATTTCTGGCTCTGTTATCTCATTCCCATAGGATACCCATTGAACGCCATTAAAATTGGCGTAATGAGCACCCTGTATTCTTGACCATCTACCTTCATCACCTTTCATAGGCTCGAAGATATGTTCTGATCCTTTGGTTATATAATACCTACATTTTGCACTTTTATTGTGTTCACATTGATTTATTAAGGAATACCAATCAAAACTTTCAAACTCAACCCTAAACTCTTTCATCATATAAAGAGCTTTGATCGGGCAATCAAAATATAATCTAGTCATTCCCTATCTCCAATTTCATTTAAATACTTTACTAAAAGCCCAAAAAACTCTTGAGCTGTTCCTTACGCCGATTCCAAATCAACAGTTTTCTTATTTTCATCTCTCAAAAAGTCAATTGTATCATAAACATTTCTAAAACTATATTGACCAATCAATCCTTTTCTAATTGATTCATTGGCAATTTTAATTGCCTGTTCTGGCGTTTCTGCAAAAACTGGAAAATCGTAATCTTCCTCAATGGTTTTTGTCATTGATACAAAATATTTATTCATTTTCGTTGTCATAATTTCATTTAAATACTTTACTAAAAGCCCAAAAAACTCTTGAGCTATCCCCTTTCCAACTACTCCTTTTAGCTCTGTAAATAGAGCTTGAATTAAAGCCAATTTTCTTGGCTATTTCTTCAATAGTTATTCCTTTTGCTTGCAAGGCTTTTATTTTGGCTTGGAATTGCTGTTTATTCATCAAGATAAATCTTCTAGTTGTTTTTTTTGGATTTCTTTTATTTCATCTTCCAATTCTTTTAGATACTCTTCTAGTTCAAGTTTTCTTTTTTGGTTGTAGCAACATTTAATATTCCTTTTAACAACATTTTCTAAAGCATAAGGTTTGTGAAGTTGGTAAAAATCATCTTCATCGGTTGTATGCCAGTAATACTGCTTATCTTCCTCATCCTCATTTAACATAGAAACATAAACTAACCTTCCTTGATCATCAACCCTGATTAATACCTCGCACTTTTTTCCGTGATGACAAGATTCACAGCGTATTTGATAATAAATGCCGTCTTCTCTTTCAAGAATGCCAAAAACCTTATAAATCATCAGACTTGGGCTAGAATATTTATAAAGAGTGTCATTAATTTTTAAATTCAACTTAGTCATTATCATTTCTTTAAAATTATTAATACAGGCATTATGCCATACTCAAAATAAAATGCAATACCCTAATTTAAATTATTTTTACAATAATTTCTAATTAAAAAATAAGCTTCTAAGTCCTTGCCCTTCAAGGCTCTGTCCTTAAAAATCCTTTCGTTTATCTCAAAAATAAATTGCAATTGAGGTTTATATTTCTTTTCCCATTCCTCAATTCCATTATGAACTCCATCTTCGCCTTGATGATGAAAATGGCAGATTGGGAAAACTAACAAATCACTTGCCTTTTTACCCGCTCCAATTCCTGCTAAGTGATGAACATTAGCTTCTTTGCCGCATATCATACAGGAATATGAGCCAACCATAGCTAATCTGTTTTTATCCTTGAAGCCCCTTCTTAATTCTGGCTCTGGCTTAAGTCCTACCATTTTCCAATTTCGTGACCCCATGTTGCAATTTCGTAACCAAATTCATAAACCATCCAAACATACCAAACATAAAAGCCAATCTCAATAATTTTAGCAATAATTCCGCCAACTCTCATCAAAGTTCTGTCATCAATAGAGATAAGCCAGTCTCTAATTTTAGTTCGCATTTTTTAATTCCTTCTTAGTTTTAGCCCCATTCTTTTTTAAAAAGTGGAACATACTCTTCTCATCTGGATTTTCACTTGTATAATACCTATTCATAAAATCAAGAGGAGTTCCGTTGATCCAATGGCTCTTACCATTTTCTGCGTGATAATCTATGTGATTAATATTCGCACCAGCTTTAATCATTCCTTTTGCTAAATCAAAACTTCCATAATACATCTTCCTAAATAAAAGATAATCCAGAAGAGCCTGCTCGGTTCCTTGCCAGCTTTTCTTAAAGCTATCAAGACATTCGTCAAACTTCCGTTGTTTTTTAGTGTATTTTATAACCTTAATAACAACTGGCTCCGACCAATGAAAGTATTTTGTCCAATAAACAAAATAAGTTTTGCCGCCATCTTTATATAAGAATCTGGTTGGCATTTCTTTATTTGCTATCTCAATTGCTTTTTCCCAGTTTTTAGATAAATACATTTTACTCCTTATTTCTCTTTCTATTAAAATAACTTTTCATTCTACCGCTGACCTCACCCAATAAATCCCCAAAAAAATCTTTTGGATAATTAACGATCACACCAGAATCATCAATTACTAATCTGATACCTTTGTTACCTTTAACATTCCACAATTCCACATTCTCTTTTTTAATCGTGCCATCAGCTATTCTTGTTTGAAGTCTAGCAAGTAAATATTCCGAGTGAGTAATTATAGAGTTGTCTATGCCATTACTATCGTCATAAATAAAATCATCCATTAAACTCAGTTGATCCACTGGATGTAGAAGATGTTCTGGATATTGCAAAGGAAATAATTTTTTACTCTCTGCGAATTTAGTATTATCAACTATTTTACGCCCAAAAATCATTGTTATCATTTTACTCCTTATTATAATACTCAATCATTGCCTTAGTCTCTGAACTAGCTAACTTTACTAAATCTTAAAGCCAAGCGACTATCAAATTTAGCCTTATATTGACTGCCAATTAAAGCCAAAGCATCACCCATTGACTGAATAATTTTGTTTCTTAAAGCCAACTCCTCAACTTCTAGTTTCTTTTTTTCATTTTGGGTAATTTGCATATCAACCAGCAATCCGTCTACTTCTTGATCTGCTTCTACTTCGCCAAATCTAGCGGGGTTTAAAAGCCCTAAAACCTTTTTTTCGTTGTAAAGCAAAGTCTGTTTAGTTCCTTGATAAACATTTGGCACCGTGTTTGAATCCAAATGAGCTTGAAATTTCTTCAAAGCAATTTCGATCAGTTCAATTAACTTTGGCTTGCGAGCATAGACAAAATAAGAAAGGAAAAATAAATCATCAATTTCTTCAATCTTATAATTTCCGCTCTCGATCTTTCCTAGAATTACGCCTTTTTCAAACTCCTCATCTTCCCAGAACTCCTTAGGAATTAAAACCGCACCAACCCCCCAATTAACATCACAAACATACATTTGATACATCATTTGGAAAATATAGTGCCATTTAAAGCCATCTCTAAAATCATCCTTCATCATAAAAGAAGTTGTTTTAAGCTCTAAAGTTCCTTTGCCCCAAGTGTTATCAATCGTTACCTGCTTGTCAAAATCTGGCACTTTTATATCGCCTAGAGTTCTCACATAACCATCTGGTGAGCAAGCACTTAAGTCATCTTTAATTACAAAATCATCGGTTCTAATACACCCAATAACTTTCTGCTCACAATGAAGTCTGTCAGCTATATATTGCTCCATTCCTAAACCCCATCTTGCCAAAGACTTAGGGAAAGGTAAGTCTATTCCAAATTTAATCTTTGCGAAAGTTTGTAAAGCTGTGGTATAAGGTTCAAAATCAATTTTAAGAGCTTTTAATTCATCTTTGCAGTAGTAGTGGACTAATCCTGCTATTTCCGAAGCTCCAACCTTTGATTGCTTCGCTTGGATCCAAGAATCAGTATGTTGTTTAATCATTTTGCTCCTTTTCTAATTTTTCAATATCAGCAATATCTTCTGGCGTTAATTTTCCAACAGATTCGCCGCTTTCAAATTTTAATGATTCCAAGCCATTCGTTTTAGAACTATCAGTATCAAATTCTTTTGCAATTGTTGATAATTCCCTTTTAAAATTAACATTAAATCTTTTAGCGATTATTTGCTTCTTTTCTTCCAAACCTTTAAACCAGTTCGCCAAAGACACGCCGCCTTTCATTGCTTCCTCTCTTGCTTCTGATTGCAATTCTTTGACTTCTAAATCAATCTGCTCACCTTTATTAATCCAATCTGCAATTATTTTGCCGTGATTTTCTGTGATAAATCCGTCAATCTTCAAAGATGATTCCAAAGATTTAACGCATTTTTCAACCACAACTTTCCCTTTTTCCAACATTCTGAAAGTGATTAACATTTCGAAAGGGAAGTTTTTTTCTTGTATTGGAATCAAGCCCTTATTTACAATTTCAGTTTTGCCATTGACCTTTATTTGCTCTAAATCATCTTTAGCTCTAGCACAAAATATCATATGGCTTTTAGCTTGTAATAGCATATTCATCATTTTTCTATGTGCCGCTTTCGGTAAAGCCCAAGCCTGCAATCCATTTTTACCTTCCGCCATCTCCAAAAGTCCGCCTGTTCCTTCCCATTCGTGAGAAATAGAATCAATTACAATCGCTTTATATCCTGCTTTTTGAGCTGTGTTTATTGCCTCAATATATCTCGCAGGAGTAAAAGGGGGGGCTAAATCAATAACATCAAAATCAAACTCATCTGCATAATGACTTGCCCTGCCATTTTCTGTATCAATTAAACAAATTCTATCTCCACCGATTAAACCTTGTGCCAATTTTAATGCTGAATAGGTTTTGCCACTGCCAGACTTTCCGTAAAAACAAATGATTGCTGGTATTGCTTTTCTGGTTGCTTTTCTAATTTCCATTTTATTTATTTTTTAAGTTAATATTGTTGGTCTAGCCATTCGTTATATTCTTCGTCCATTAGAAAAATAATTTAAGGATTAATATTACAGCACTGAACACCAATGCCGCTTGTAATTTTTTATAATCGTTTCTAGTCATAATAAAAATAAGTTTATAATTATTGGTAATAGCTTAACTGCCATAATAGCAATAAACATTCCTAAAATTACACTGACCCAGCAAATTTTATCCATTAGCCAGCTCCAAAATTGCTTGTTTTTCAAAGTTAAACAGTTCTGGTTGATCTTCTTGATAAACGCTTGTCAATTCATAATCTGCGTCAATCTTATCAAAGTTATTAACGAGATCAAACTTAATAATTTGCTCCGCCTCTTTCTCTGTTAGATTATCTCCTAAATAATTTGCCTCCTCAATCAGCTTTTCAGTGCGACCAACAAAATGATTATTAACTCGTTCTTGTATCTTTCTTTTTAAAACTTCCAAACTCTCCGTCATTTTTGATAATTGTGAATGTGTCGTCATTGTTTAATTGAAAATTTTTTTTTGATGTTAAACAAAAAATCCAATATTTAATTCTGTTTATCATTTCTATCTTGATAAAAATTAATAGCATTTTCAATATCTTGGATATTATAAACCCTCACCTCAACTCTTCCTTTGTTGCCGCCCTGTAGTATGATTTCAAACTCTTTTTCCATTTCAGAGCCGCTGTAAAGATAATTTTCTGGGGTGTAAGTTAATTCAAAGCGAATATTATTCTTTAAACAGTATTCTGTCATTAAGACTATATTTGTATTTTTCATAATTCTAATTTTTAAATTCATAATTTTATTTAACAGCAAGCCAGAGAAAGTATGAAAAACTCTGACTTACTGAATCAGTTGAACTTAAAAACAACTGACGGGCTTATCATATAAAGTAAAAATAACCTGTCAAGGATTAAATCAATATTTTTTCAATATTCTTTAATAAAAGAACGAAGCCTTTAAATATATGGTTTTCGTGGCTTTTTTATTTGTATTTGACTTTTAAAACAAGACTATTATTCTGTTTTTATTCTTAATGTCAACAAAATAAACTATGCCTAAAAAATTAAATTTCAACGCCAAGCAATTTATTAGTGATTATCAATCTCAAAATAATATTGGCTACAACTACACAATAAGAGAGCTTGCCACTAAGTATAAAATAAGCCTGTTTTCAGTGAACACTTACCGCAAATTATTTGGCTTGAGCAGGGGCAAAGGAAACTCTCGCTATAAATGCAAAATCTGCAAATGTGAATTTGAAGTTTGTATTTGTGGCGGCGTAACTCTTGGAATAGCTCACGGCTAAAGAACCTCTAAATAATCTTTCATTGCTTTCAAGTTTGGGAATTTCTGATTAATCCCTTTGCTTCTCATTCTTTGCAATTTGTCAGCTAATCGGTTTGCAATTTCTGTTGCCTCTTCTATTTCATCCTCTTTGCATTCTACTTGAAAAGTTAGGTGAGGGATGATTGATCTGATTATCATTTTCTAAACTCCAATAATTCTTTTAAATTCTTAAAATAAGAATCCGCTTTTCTATGCGGGAATAGCTCTACAATGGCTCTTGCTTCGCTCATAGCTCTTTCTCTTTCGTTAGTCGACAGATCGTAGATTGTAAATTTGTAAAGCCTGCCTTCGTGTTCAATTGTAAATTCAAATCTCATTCTATCCCAAAACTTGAATTAATAATCCCGCCCAACTTGTAAATCCCTAAGTCCTTTTTAAAATTTCCACCAACTTCGGAATGAATAGAGGTTGAATATAAACATAAAACCAAAAGCATTATTTTCATTCTTATTTTTTGTTGTTAATAAATCTGGCAGTAGCCCAAATCTTAAAAGAAGCAAACTGCCTCTCTTTTGCATTTTCTTTTTGCCATCTTTCGCTCCACTTCAAGACAATTTGAAGTTCTCTTTTTTCGTTACGATTTTTTATCCAATTTAGCATTTTTCCCCTTTGTTAAATTTTTTTGATATTCTTTTTGATAGGTTTTGTATTTATCGGTTTGTTGGTATCTAATCCTGACTTCTTTTAATCTTTCAGCGTTATTATTCTTATTGTTTAAATATTTTACCCTCATTTTTCTTGCCTCATCAACTGGGTTTAATTTTAAATTTTGTAATTTCTTTAATTGGTCCTGTTCTTTTTTTCGGCAAGCGGCACAATATAGCGGGAAATCTAAGCCATCATCGCTTTCTTTAATTGTCGTGCAATGTGGAGTTAAACATCTCACAATATAACGACTCCTTTTTCTGATTTTTACCTTCTCTTCTGCTAGAATCATTGACTTAGCCGCCCTATCTCTAAGAGCGTAAAATTCTGGGCTATAAACTTTCTTGGATTGTGTTGGATTTATTGGGTTTGTCATTGTTTAAGCTTAAAAATTAAGTCCAGTTTATTTGGATGGTTGATAAAAAATGGCTTTAAAGATTGGTTATTTTGCCTTAATTTTTTAAGAGCTTTTGCTTCGATTATCCTTACCTTTTCCCTCGTTACTTTCATTCTCCTTGCTACTTCCTCAAAGCTCATAAAATATTCACTTCCGCCCCAATGATCCGTTTGTTCCCAGAAACTGCGGGCTTGGCTGGCTATGTCTACAGCGGATTGCTTAGAAATCATTTTAATAACTCTTCTTTTATTCTTGCTAAGATCTCATCCGCGAAATAAGTAGATTCATAACAAAAGCCATCTGTTTGAGAAGCTATTTTTGCTACTTTTACAATTTTTTCCTTGTTTGTTTTTTTATCTTTTTTTAAAGAAGTTAGAGCTGTGCTAATCCAGAATATGCGCTCCTCATCATTTTCAACATTGTCAATCCTCCATCTTGCCTCATCAAGTCTTCGTAGATAATCAATATCTGTGTGAATTGTTTTGTTTATTAGTAACTCCGCTTCGCAAACATTAAAATCGGCGGCTACGGCTTGTATAAATAGCATTTCCAAAGGTGATTTGTTCATTTTTATATTTTATTTAAAGTTGATAATTATTTGTTTTTGTTGTCTTCAATTTGCTTTAGTAATTTTTCTAAACTTTGGCTAATATGCTTCATATTTTTATTTTTTAAGTTTATAAATCCTCTGCGAATCTTCCAAATTCACCGTCAAAACAAATTGGAATCTCGCAAGTTCTACCCCTTCTATTCTTTGCAACAATTAATGATCCGCTGTTTAGAAATTGCCCTTTTTCAACATCTCTGTGAATTAGAATTACAATGTGAGCGTCTTCTTCAATTCCACCCGATCCTTTTAAGTCTTGAATTTTTGGGGCTTCCGCTCCGTTTCTGTTAATCTGTGCCAGTGCCACAATCGCAACATCATATTGCTTTGCCATTCCTGCCAGTGCTGTTGTGTTTTCTTTGATAATTTGGGCTTCATTCTTTCCCTTTGTATCATCGCCTCTGATTATTTGTATATAATCAATAAAAACCATATCAACTGGCGTTTTTTCAAGTTGCATCTTGATGATTCTGTTGATCTCACCAATTCGCAAAGTTGGGCTGTCATTAATAAAAATTCTCATTTCCTCCAATTCTCTTTCTGCCCTATCTCTTGATATTTGCTCGCTTTGATCTAAATATCCATCTTGAAGTTTCGCCGAGCTAATAGAAGTTAAGTTAGAACAAAATTTAAAAATTACTTCTTCTTCCGTCATTTCCATTGAAATAAACAAGCAAGTTTTGCCAGCTTTTGCATTGCTTAAGATGATATTTTGTGCAATCGTTGTCTTACCTATTCCAGCTCTTCCACCAATAACAACACAATATTTTGACCTGATTCCGCCGTTTAGAACCTTATCCAATTCTTTAAAACCAGTTGGAATTACTTTTGAAGATAATCCAATCCTCCTGTCATCCTTGATTTGCTTGATGATCTCTTTTGCCTCCTTCGTTTTCTTTTTTCTGTTATTTGTCATCAACCCAAGCATCTCATTTTCAAGATTTCCAGCAATAAAATCAAAGCTCTTGTCTCCCAGTTCCGTCATTGATTTTTCGATTAAAGCCCGAAGTTGTCTTTTCTGCCATAATTCTCTTACTTCCCGAGCATAATCTCTAATATCAATCACTCCAGTTGCTCTTGATAGCAATGTTGCCAAATAAGAAGCTCCGCCAACTTGTTTTATTACTTCGTTGTTTTGGAAAAAGGTTTTTAAAATTACGCCATCTGTAACCCCTTGCATAATGCCTTCCTCTATCCTTTCCCAAATTACCCTATTCGCTGGCTCATAAAAATGATCCGCTTTCATTATATCTGCCAAATCACGATCAAAATACATACTGTTGATTATAACCGTTCCTAGAATTGCTTGCTCAAGCTCTATGTTGTATAGTTCCATTAGTCGATGTATTTTTGTTTGATTTCAGTTGTTTTGAGTTCTTGATTTAATTTTTGCGCAATTTTCTTTTTAATCTCATCGCTTAATCCTTTCATTTTCTGCCAATTTGTTTGCGTGATTGACAAGATCGCTCTTTCTTCCACTGCTTCAATTTTTATGATCCAATCCTCACCAATTATTTGGTTTATTTCTTTGCAAATGTCTCGGTTTGTTTCTGTTGAATATTCATCATTCCAACTTTCAGCATTCAGCCAAGTTGCTGGATGTTTCCAGTATTTGCTTTCAGTGCCTTTGTTTGAATTGTATTTCTTAACTCCCTGAAGGAGTTGTTGATGAGTTGTTTTTTTGATGCAGATTTTATAAGCAGCCAACGCTTTTGGTTTTCCTTTTTTGTAATTGTAAAGATTCCAAAATTCTTCAAATTGAGATTCTAATTTACATTCTACATTAACATTTACATTGCCTTCGGTTTTGCTTTCCTTTTGCTTCGGTTTTGCTTCGGTTTTGCTTTCCTCTTGCTCTTTCTGCCATCTTGCATTCGCCGCCTCTTTTCGTCTGTCTGATTTTTCTTTTATTCCTTTTATTTGTGAAAGCCAAGAGTTATTTATCAAACAACCTTCCTTAAATTCAAATAACTTTCTAGCCAGTTGTATTAGTTTTTCTTTATCTCCAAAGAATCTGCATCTTTGCACCAAATTATTTTCTGTCAATTCGCCAAAATTCTTAAAATAAGCCGCTTTTAAAATGAAATACATTCCAATCTCTTCGATTGTCAATTCATCTTGCAAATCCAAAATGTCATTTGATTTTTCTTGGAAATAATAAATTTTATCTTTCATTGTTATTTTTATTAAACTTAAAAAAGATAAAACAATAAACAATAAAACAATAAACATTGTTTAGCATATGCAAAACAGTATGCAAAAGGATATGCAATTGCATATAGAGTATTGATTTTATTGATTAGAATTTTTATCATTTTTTATTAAATTAAATTTTGATTTTGGTTTTCTATTGCCACGACCTTTTTTAGGAATTTTAAAAAAATTCAAATAGCTGACCAAAGTCATATTTGTAATTCCCAATTCTTTGCAAATTTCCTTATTTTCTTTTGATGAATAAAGATTTTCTAGTTGTGTTTTTGTTAGGCTCTTTAACTTCATAGAAATAATTATAATGATAATGATTTATTAAACAATAGACAATTTCAATTATTATTTGAAAAAGTTATTTTTTTTATTTGTTGGATTGTTAAACATTGTCCGCACTTGATTTTGGCGGGATACAGCGTGCGGGCTATATCCCATAAAAAGAATTGAAGACTTTCCGCACCAGTCTTTAAGAGAACCCCGTCAATCTGGCGGGGGTAGTATTTTAGTGTTTTATCACCAAACAGTAATAAATTAACAGTAGTTTTATTTACCTTTTTACTTTTGTCGAAGTATTAAAAAGTAGATAATAAGCTAATTAATATTGCAAGTAATTTATCACCTGCAAGACCAAACTTTTTTAATTAGTTTGTTGGGTGATTATAAGCTTCTAAAACTGGTTCTAAAATATCAAGATCATCAAGTTCTCCTAAAATAGCCATAATTTCATTTTTAAGCGCCTCTAGTTTGCCTATCTTAATAAAAATGACATTACCCCCTGCCGTGTAATTTCTCCGCTTCTGATTGATGTTTTTAGCTACTTTCTCGATTTTCTCTCTTTGAGTAGCCAAATAATCCAGAATAATTCTTTCAAGCGCTTCGCTTGCGTGATTGTTTTCTGTATATTTAGCCAGCTCCTCTCTCGTTTCAATTTTGGAATCGGTAAAGATATTGACAGAATTTTTGAAGTGCTCAAAGGCTGATTGGCTTTCGATTAATTTTTTAAATGCTTTTATTTCGTTTTTCATAAATTGTAAAAGTTCTAGTTAATAAAAAAATTGATTATCTATAATTGTTAAGCTGTTGCGGCATAAGCAGAGCATTTAGGGCTCCACATTGCAACAAATTGACAAGCGTCCCTTTCGCTCCATTTAAATTTATTGATCAAAACATATCTGACATTTGATAGCCAAACAGCCGTTCTAACCTCCATAGCTGTTTGAGATACTTTTTTAAGTTTTGCTATCAAAGCCTCTTCACTTTTATAACTTATTGGGTTTCCAAGAGTAATTCTTTTTGCGTTTTTCATAGTTTTTAAGTTTTTTATTGAGTTTTTAGTTAAGAATTTTTAGACGATGGCAGTAGTGCGGGTTGGTGATTTTCTCTTTGTCAAGAGCGCATTCACCTGCAATTACAATTTTTCCCTTGTATTCATAATAGCCCAAAAAATGGGTCTTAGTTTCGCCAGTGACTACCATCACCATTTTATTGGCTTCAATCCTTGTGCCTGTGGTAATTTTTGATGTTTGCAAATTTTGTGTTTTCATAGTTTTTATTTATTAAGTTTTTGCCCCAAACGAATTGTCTGGGGCTTTGTTTTTTTATTGGGCGATTGCTTCAACTTGTGAAGAGGAAAAAAGATGGCAGGTGAAGAATCTTTCTTCTTTCGCTTCAAAATTTCCGCCGTTTGCTGTTTCAACTTTTTTAGTGGTGACGCGCGGGGCAGAGAAAAACACAAAACCTTTTTCTCCTTTTTTTACAACGAAGCCTTCCGCTTTCCAAGCTTTAAAAGTTTTTAGTTCTGAGTTTTCTAAATTATAAATTTTTTTGATGAAGTGATTGAGCGGCGGAACAAAGCCATCAATTGATTCTCTTTTCGCCTCCTCTTGCATTAATCTTGCTCTTCCAGCAATTGCGCCCAAGTTGCTCCATTTTTGTTTTTGTGCCAATTCTTTTAGTTCTTGTTTTGAAGTTTTCATAATTTTTTTATTTTAAGTTTTTAAAGATCACCGAAGTGATGGGAGAATATTAATAGAGATAAAAATTAATGTCAACATAAATCTTTGCAAAAAATAAAGATTTATTTTTAAGCTCTGAAGCCTTTAAATACAAGGCTCCAAACATTTTTAATTCAATTAATAGAGCTATTATCTTTGCATTATACAAAGAAGTCAATAGAAAAGATTAATTATTTTTTATTGTAATATTTATTGACATTAAACAAATTTACTCTATCATTGCAAAATTCAAATAGAAGCCCGCATTATTGGGCATTTTAATTATTTAATACAAAGAATGGATCATAAAGAATTCGCCGCTTTCTTAGCAAAATTAAAAGAGCTAAAAATTAGCAATAAAAGATTTGCAGATTTTGTCGGTTATAATGCCTCGTCTATTTCTTGCTATGCGAGCGGGAAGAAGAAATTGCCGAAAATTCTTGGGCTCGTGATTGATTCTTTGAGGCTAAAGGAATCAATGGGAATTGATTTAAAGAATGTTATACATATGGGTTTGGGGCATAATGGTAAATAAACATTGTGATTCAGTTAGCATAGATGTAGCTTATAACTTAATGGAAAGATTGGGAATTAAGCAGAAGGGAGAATTTGCAAGGCTTTGCGGCGTGGAGCATACTACATTTAATAGATGGGAAAGAAAAGGAGTTATGCCACAATATCAGTTGAGTGCATTGAGAGAAGAATTATGCAAGAAATTCAAAAGAGAATATGACGAAAAGTTGAATTTAATTTATGAAGAATAAAAAAGAAATTATTGAAAAAATTGCTAAAAATGTAAACGCTGTTTTATTCGAGCAAAGTTTTACAAATTACGCGAAAAATCATTATTCTCAAATTGAGAATGGCTCAACTAAAATCGCAAAAGTTTTAGAAAAAACTTATAATCTCGCACTCAATGCAGAATCAGAACAAATCCAATTAGCCGCAATAAAAGAAATAAGGGAATCAGTTACCGATAAAGATGTGAAACAAGAAAACACACAAGTAAATATATATCAGAACATTTCAGACCAGATCAATGAGAATGTTGCTCGATTAATTGATGTGAGCAATAAGAACACTAAATCAACAATTGAAAAGATTATATAAATGAAAAGGAGAGCAGAACAAGGTTTGGATGGTTAAACCTAAATGTAGCATCCCAGCTACATACGCGAGATTGTCAAGTCCTTTTTTTTACTTGTCAAGCACTAAATGCAATAAAATCAAGATAATTATTTTTGATAGTTATTATCAAAAGTCATATTATGTAAAATAAGGAACATGCAAACACACAAAATCCAAGCGCAAGACAATGAACATTTTAGCATTACATACAATAAAGAGTTGGATTGTTTTGATATGGTAATGAAAAAAGCTGAATATAAAACTTCCAGCGAATTATTGGGAATCCTTTCCTTTGTCCACCAAATAGGCGTTAATTGTGAAGGTGAACTAAGAATTGGCGCACAGATTGAAAGCCCTATAATTAAGAAGTGATGATTATAACACCCTCACCGCTCAAGCATTACAAGACCCTGCAAGAATATTTTGACTTTGCCGAGCGTTTAAAGAATTTTGAAGACTTACAAGAAAAGACCAAACTCAATCGCTTACTTTGCCGCACTGATTTATTCTGGCTGTTATGGTTTGGATGCAAGCGTTCGGATGTTGCTCACCAATGGCTCTTAGAAAGATGTAAAGAAGTAGAAGCTAAGCCTAACGATCATTTGGATTTATGGAGCCGTAACCATTACAAATCAACCATCATTACTTTTGGCAAATCTTTGCAAGATATACTGGCTTCCCACGGAGATAATCCGTTGCCGGAATGGGACAGAGAAGTAACAATCGGGATATTCTCAGCAACTCGCCCACTTGCTAAAGGCTTCTTAAGACAAATCAAGCAAGAATTAGAATCAAACGCACTGCTCAAATCTTTATTTCCCGACATTCTCTACGATAAACCATCTAGCCAATCTACTAAATGGTCAGAAGATGAAGGAATAATTGTGAAGCGCAAATCAAACCCAAAAGAAGCAACAGTTGAAGCTTGGGGATTAATTGACGGGATGCCAGTGGGAAAGCACTTTTTTTTGATGGTCTATGATGATGTTGTAACAGATACAAACGTAACAACACCCGAGATGATATTTAAAACGACCGAAAAATGGGAGCTTTCAAGCAACTTAGGAACAGCAGGAGGATTAATTAGATACATTGGCACTCGTTATCACTTCAACGATACTTACCAGACAATGCTCAATAAGAACATTGCAACGCCTCGTATTTATCCCTGCACTGATGACGGGACAGCGGATGGGAAGCCAGTATTAATGAGCGCTGAAGATTTAGAAAAGAAAAGAAAATTAATGGGGGAATACATTTTCTCCTGCCAATTACTCCTTAATCCTACAGCCTCAAGCCTTCAAAACTTTAAAGAATCTTGGCTTAAATATTATGGAGGTTGGGCTAAACATTATACTGGAAACATTTATATAATTGTTGATCCTGCTAATAGTAAAAAGAAGACCTCAGACTATACAGTAATGTTTGTAGTGGCGGCTTGTGATGATCAAAATTACTACATTGTAGATATGATTAGAGATAGATTAAATCTAAAAGAACGCACTGAAACCCTTTTTGCCTTAGTTAAACAATACAAGAATAAAGGGTTGATCCGTGTTGGCTATGAACAATATGGAATGCAAGCTGATATTGAACACATAAGAGAAAAACAAGACGAGCTGAACTATCATTTCACAATCAAGGAATTAGGTGGGAGGATGGCTAAGACTGATAGGATAGGAAAACTTGTGCCAGATTTTGAAGCTGGCAAGATTTACATCCCTCGCCAGATAATGAAGAAGAATTATGAAGGTAGGATGCAGAATTTAGTTGATATTTTTATTAAAGAAGAGTATTTAACATTCCCTACTCCTCAACACGATGATATGTTAGATGCTTTGGCACGAATTAAAGATGATGAACTTAGCGTGTCTTTTCCTCTTCCTATCTCTGATGATTACGAAGAGTTTGACGCTCTCGATAATCAAACACGCAATGCAACAACAGGATATTAATGAGACCAATAAAAATAGATCAATTCCATTATTTAGATAGTAATTATCAAGTGGGTGATAAGATTTACGAAGTTCAAGACTTAATAAAAGCCGCTGAAGATTTAGAAGAATTTGATTTGCCACTTGCTGGCGTTAATATGAACCACGCAATTTGCCAATCAACTTTAACAAGCTTTCTTTATCATTTGAAGAGAGTTGAAAATGCAGATTTAAAATATCCAGTAATTATTGATTCTACAGGCTACATTTGTGATGGTTGGCATCGTGTAGCTAAAGCGATCTTAGATGGAAGAACTACAATCAAGGCAAAAAGATTAGAAGTTATGCCAGAACCCTTTAAATCATAAATATGGAAAACGAACTAAATAATTTAAAAACAAAAGAAGTTGGCGAGAACGAACCAACAATCCAAGATATTCTTAAGACTGAGAATATTTGTGACATATTAGATGAAAATGATCTAAATGAAATTTCCCAGCAAGTAGTATCTGATTATAACTCAGATTTAAACTCTTGCGCTTCCAGAATGAAGGAATTGCAAGAAACTATGAAGCTTGCAATGATTATTTCAGAACAAAAAACTTATCCGTGGGTTGGTGCTTCAAATATTATATTTCCCCTTATTTCCCAAGCTTGTATTGAATTTGGCGCTACTTGTTACCCTGAGATCATTAAAGATGGTCAAGTTGTAAAAGCTAAAGTAATTGGCAAAGATGAAGGATTCCAAGCCACCGATGATGGAAGACCTATGACTTTCCCGACTGAAAATCCTGACGGATCCCCATCGCAAGACCCAAGAGCTGGAAAACCAATTATGGTAAATGTTGGAAGTAAAAAAAGAAGAGGCGATAGAGTCGCAACTGCAATGAATTTCCAATTAATGGAAGAGCAAACTTGGTGGGAATCTGACACTGATAAACTTGTCAACTCGCTTCCTGCTGTCGGTGATATGTTCAAGAAGGTTTATTACGATCCAATCAAAGAAATACCAGTCTCTGAACTTATCTTCCCTGATAAATTAGTTATTAATAATGGAGCAAGAGATATTGAGTCTGCTATTGTTACTCAAATTATAGAGCTTTACCCTCAAGAGATAATGCAACGCATCCGCAACGAGATGTTTTGTGATTTTGATTTTGAATATGAGAATGATGGTGATGAAGATAGCACTACTTCACAGCAGGTCAGCACTGATATGCACTTGACAACACAAGTTTCCAATAACACTAAATTACACACATTTTTAGAACAGCACACTTGGCTAGATCTTGATGAGGATGGTTTTCCAGAACCCTATATTGTAACCGTTCATTCATCAAGCGCTAAAGTTGTTCGTATAGTTAAACGCTTTGATAAAAGTAGCATAAAATACAATTCTAAAAACGAAATTAAACTTATCGAAGCTCAAAAATATTTTGTGCATTATAAATTCATCCCTTCTCCTGATGGTTCTTTTTTCTCACTTGGATTTGGTCATTTACTTCTTAATGCCAATAACGCAATCAATACCACTCTAAACCAATTAATTGACGCTGGGCACTTAAATATAACTGGCGGCGGTTTTATCTCTAAAGGTTTTGGTAAAACTAAAGCTGGAAGAACTGCTCTTGCGCCTGGAGAATGGAAGATTGTAGATGTGTCAACCGAAGATTTAAGGGGTTCTATTGTTCCAATTCCACACCCAGAACCTTCGCAGGTATTATTTTCTTTATTAGGAGCTTTGATTGACTCTGGCAAATCTCTTGGGATGCTTTCTGATGTTCTCTCTGGTCAAAATGCTGGAAATATTCAAGCGACTACTATGATTTCAATGGTAGAGCAGGGAATGAAGCAATTTCGCTCTATTTATAAAAGAATTTATAAAGCTGAAAAAGACGAGTTTAAATTATTATACACTCAGAACGCACAGTATTTAACTGACGAGAAATATGCTGAGATTTTAGATGAGCCAGTGATTAATGTTGATGTTAAAGCTGATTTCTCCTTAAAAGGATATGATATTTGCCCAGTTGCTGATGTAGACGCAGTAACTAATTTTCAAAGAATGGCGATGGCTCAGTTCTATATGTCATTCTTGAACGATCCATTTGTCGATCCTGTAGAGCTTCGGAGGCGTATCTTTGGTGCGGCTAATGTCGAGGATTTAGATAAATTGGTAGTTCAACCGCAACCTCAACCAAACCCATTAATAGAAGTTGAGCAATTAAGACAACAAACCAAAATGGCTGAAATTCAATCTAAATCAGAAGCTGAATATCAAAAATCATTTATAGACTCGCACAAAATTGAAGCCGAGATTGAAAAAATTAAGGCTGACGCTGAAGTTGCCAAGACTCAAGCATTGGTCAACCTTGCTAACGCTGGTAAGATTGCAAAAGAGACTGACTTAAAAGAGCAAACCGAAAGTATTAAAGTTCTTGATAATCAATTAGACCAACAGACTAAAAAGATTGAAGTTGAAGGTAGAATGCGAGAGATGGAAGCAAGACTCCAAATTGAGCACGAAAAATTAAAACTACAATTAGCTAAGATGGGTCACGAGCATATACAAAACACAAACAAGATGAGCCACGAACACACTCAAAAGGAGCTAGATAGAGAGCGCAAGATGGAGTCCAAAACACAAGAGGCGAATATTGGGTCACAATCTGATACAAAGCCGAAATAAAACCTCTTGTTATTACCGCCTCACCTTAAAAAAGAGGGGCATTTTTAATAACTAATCTGATTTAATTATGAATGATTTAACAAATGAAGACTTTAGAGAGTGGGCTTTTAATCCTGCTACCCTCCACTTTACCAAGGCACTTACTGACAAAAGAACTGATTACACCGACAAGCTAGGTAGTAATTATTACACAACTCAAGAATCCATTCAAAGAGCAATAGGAATTTGCCAGAGTCTCAAAGCCACAATTGACGCAATTGAAAGTTATAAGGAGGCGCAAGATGACAAATAAATCTAATTTTCATCCATTAAACGAAGAGTTAATTATTTGGATTGATAAACCCCTTGAGGGCTTTACCAAGACAGATAAAGGCGATTATAAGAAAGGTTTTCTTCTCTACACATATGAAAATATTGAACACGCCGCTTTTAGAGAGACCACTGGAATAGTAGTTGAGATGGGAGAAAATGTTTTTCCTAATATAACTAAAGCTCCAAAAGTTGGCGATCGTGTAGTATTCAAACCTTATGCAGGAATGAATATTTATGGGGATGACAATCAATTCTACCGTATTCTTTCTTGGAAAGAAATCCGCGCAATTTATCAATCAAATAATTAATTAAAAATGCCAGAAGAAATATTAGATCAACATATAGAAACGCCTGAAGCAGAAGTTGCAGACATATCTTTGGATGCTATGCGTCAAGGTAAAATACAATTTAATAAACTTCCTAAAGAGGAGAAAGTTCGTCTGACTCGAGAAGCTAGAGAGGAACTTGAGGATGAGGAAGCTAAGGAAGCTTGGGATATGGGCTGGCGCTCACAAGAATTTTTTGGGGGAAAAGGTAAAGATGGTTCAGTTAGAGAATTTATCGACCATAAAGCATTCCTCGAAAAAATATCCCAGAATGCACCAGTTCAAAACGAAAGACTAAAAACTTTACGTGAAAGGGAAGCTCAAAAAGATCGTGAGATGGAGCAATTAAAACTAGAAGTTCGCAAAGCTAATGAATTAGCTAAAATGAATTTTGAACGCTCTCTTCAGAATGACGAACAATCTTTAGATGCTCAGATCAAAGAAGCCCGTGAATATGGTGATTTTGAACGTTATGACACTTTAAACGCTAAAAAGCTTGAATTACAGAGTAAAACTTTGCGTCTAAAGGATTATGAAATTCCAAAAGAACCAACATTGTCTCCTGATGTTCAAGCTGAATTGGAAATTTGGGGCTCGAAAAATACTTGGTATGAGCAAGATTTAGAGATGCAAAACTATGCTAAGGCGCAGGCTGATATTCTTATCCGCGCTTACCCTAATCTCCCCCTTGCCCAACGCTTAGAAAAGGTGACAACTTTAACTAAAGCTTTTTTTCCTGATCGTTTTCCTCAAGAAGTCACTAGGGCTACAGTTCTTCCAGCTAAAAATGCAGGAACTTTTTCTAGTAATAAGAAAAATGAACTTACTTTTTCTCAATTATCAGATAATGAAAAACAACAGGCTCGTCAAATGATTCGTTCTGGTGTTTTTAAAAATGAAACTGACTTTATGAGTGGTTACAACAAAATTATTAACAATAAATAAATATAAAATATGCCTAGAGGAATACCTAACGCAAAAATTAACCAAATAACAAATCAAATGGAAAAAGAACTTGACAAACAAATTGAAATAGTAAATCCTGTAATCTCAGTTGAGAAATCAACTATTGATGCAACCCCCGTTTCTAAGTTAGGAAATACTACAGATGATTTAGAATTTACCCTTACTTCAGATGGTAAATATAAAATTCCTAAACCAAAGAAACACGCAGACTATTTAGAAGTAGTCTCAACTAAAATTCCTTATATTACTGATCCTGCTATTTTAGCAGAGTTTCAAATCTTTTGGCAATCAGACGAGAAACCAATTGACATAATAAATATGGGGAAACAGGGATATGAACCTATTGATTGTAAGGTTATGGGTGATGGATATGAAAACGCTGTTGTAACCCACGGTGGTTACAGAGTGGATGGTTCAGCATACTATCATTATCCATTTAGAATAAGACATTCAGATTTTAAAGAAATCCAAAGAATGAAACAAAATGCCATTAATGCTCACGAACGTGAGATACAAATAAATCCTAGCAATGCTTTGGATGGTGGTGGTAATCTATATGCAACAGAACAAATGAAACTTGGAGTTACAAGTCACTCTCCAAAATATTCTTAACTAGTTAAAGTTTTTACTCTTTTTCACTTCAGCAAAAAGAGTCTGATTTAATTTCTCCTTGATATTCTCTTCTGATGAGCTGGAAGAATTTGTATAATTTCTTCAATCAAATAAAAATAATTTTATGGCTAATAATACAGCTGCTTATGGTCTTAGACCTTGCAGAAATAGCGGTATCATCACCGTTAATCCTTACTATGTCCCAGCTTCTTTAGCTTCTCTTGGTATCGGCACTCCCGTTATCAGAAGTGGCACTTCTAATTCTGTCAACACAATTAATGGTCAAGTATATCCCGCTGGAACCTTAGCATCTATTGCTGTGGCAACTTCTGGTGATGGCAATAAATTAACTGGTGCAATTGTTGGTTTTGAGCTTATCCCAACTAACTTATTTGTTGCTGGATATAACCCTGCATCAACTCAACGCATCGCTTATGTTGCCGATCATCCTGAGCAAAAATTTACTATCATTGACGATGGTTTGGCTCTTCTTGCAGTTACTGATGTTGGTTTAAATGCCAACCTAACTGTTGGAACTGTTAATGCTACAACTGGTTTAGATTCAACTACTCTTGATACTACCACTCCTGCCACTACCGCTACTTTCCAATTAAAAATCTTAGGATTGAATAATAGAACAGGAAACGAATTGGCTCTTGGTGCTGAATGGTTAGTTAAAATCAACAACCACACTGATGCGAATATTGTCGCTGGTGTTTAATATTAATTTAAAATAAATTTAAACTATGTCTAACATTATTGTTAAGGGGAATTTCTCCATTAATGCCATCAAGAACTATGCCACAAAGTTTTATGGCGAGCTTGATATGGGTCCATCCCAATGGGAACCTCTATTTCAGAAATTATCTTCTGATAGAGGTTTTGAACTCGATGTTTTGACTGATAACTTTACTGTTATTCCAGCCAAACCCGAAGCTCAAAACATTGCTTACCAATCTGCTTCTCAACAATTTACTACTACTTACAACCATAACTCTTTTGGTGGTGGTTTCCAAATTAGTAAAGAAGCTAAGGATGACGGCAAAGAAATTGATCTAATGAAAAAATATATGGGTCAATTAGCTTCTGCCGCTAAAAGAACCAATGAGTATCAAGGAGCTAATATTTTCAACCGTGCTTATAACTCTTCTTTCGTTGGTGGTGATCAAGTGGAATTAATTTCACTTTCTCACCCTACTAAAGTTGGTAATCAAGCTAATACTCTTGCTAACCAAGTTGCTATGTCTGAATCGGCTTTAGAAGATTTGAATGTGCTTGCTCTTAATATGAAAGATTACAATGGAAACATTGCTAATATTAATACTAAGAAACTTGTTGTTCCAACTGCTTTGAAACACCAAGCAGAAAGAATTACTCGTTCACCTTTAAGAACTGCTACTGCTAACAATGACTTGAATGCAATAATGACTTTGGGTGATTTTGACGAAGGTTTTGTTGTTAATAAATACTTGACTTCAACCACTATGTATTACATTCTAACTGACTGTCCAGACGGCTTGAAATACTTCGAAAGAACTGCTCCTGAGTTTTCTCAGGATATGGCTTTTGATTCAGAAGTTAGTAAATACAAAATCTTTTTCAGAAACTCATTTTTGTGGACTGATTGGAGAGGTATTGTAGGTTGCGGTAATATCTAATTCTTTAACATTGTTCCTATTGGGTAAAAGGGGGTGAAATTCCCCCTAGCATAAAATATAAAATAATATGACTACTACAAATTTTCCAAATGGTCTAACTAATAATACCCAGCAAAATGCTTTGGGTTTAATGACTCAATTAGATCCCACTACTCTCCATACATATTTTAATGACTTCGATACATATCACGCAGGCGAATGGACTGTAACTGAAACTGACGCTGGAGCTACTCAAGCTTTAACTGATGCTGACGGAGGCGTTCTTTTAATTACCAATACTGCCGCTGATAATGATTTGGTTGCTTTACAAAAAGTAGGTGAGTCATTTACTTTTACTGCTGGTAAAGCGACTTTCTTCAAAGCTAGGTTGAAAGTATCTGACGCAACCCAAAGTGATTTTGTTATTGGTCTTCAAATTACCGACACAACTCCTTTAGCTGTTTCTGATGGTGTTTATTTCTTAAAAGCTGATGACGCAGCTACCGTTGATTTTAAAGTAGTTGCTTCAAGCACTGCAACAACTGCTAGTGCTATAGCCACCTTAGCTGATAATACTTACTACACTTTTGCCTTCTATTATGATGGTGTAAGTTTTGTAAATTACTACTTAGGAACCGACACTTTAAACCCTACTTATCGAGGAAGAAGTGTTGTTACTAACTTACCAACAACTGAACTAACAGTGTCTTTTGCCTTGCAAAATGGTGCGGCTGCCGCTAAAACTATGTCTGTAGACTACATTTTTGTAGCTAAAGAAAGATAATAATTGTAGGGGGGTGTAATAGCCCCCTTATTTAAAATATATAAATATGCTACCTATCAGATACTCATTCACGCCAGCAAACGAGAACCTAACTGGTTTTGCTAGTAATGTTACAGGTGCTACTTGGACATTAACAGCTACAGCTTGCACAGATGGTCTAGCTCATCAAGTTAGTTTAAGAAACGATTCAGCAACCAACCACTCAGCTAAAACTGCTACCTTTGTAGGAACTGATGTCGATGGTCACGCCCTAACCGAAACAATTTCAATGCCAGCTGGTTCTGCTACTGTAGAAACTACAGGTTATTTTAAAACATTAATTTCCGTTACCCCCTCTGCTACTATTGGTGCAGACACTATGGACATTGGTTGGGTTGATGAGTTTATCTCTCCAACTATTGGACTTGATAGAAATGGTGGAATTGTAGGATTAAACATAATTGTTACTGGAACAATCAATTATACCATCCAACAGACTTTTAACGATATTCAGACTTTAACTAGAACATCTATCAATTGGTTGAATAATGATGATACCGCATTAGTTGCATCAACCGCAAGTGGTAATGGAAATTATATTGCTGGCGTTATTGCCACAAGACTTGTAGTAAACTCCTATAGTTCTGGCGCCACAATACAATATAACATAACTCAAAGGTATGTCTAGGGGTAAGGAGTATAGAGTAATTTGTGATAGAACTGGTAAAAAGCTTTATCGTAGCCAATGTGAAAAAGAATGGAATGGGCTTTTAGTTTGGAAGAATGTAAGAGATCCCTATCCTGAATATCTAATACCACCAAATACCCGAGAAGATATATCAGTGCCAGAAGCAAGACCCGATCCTGATGTTGATATATTTAATGTTCCCAATCCTAACGATTTATAAAAATGAAAAACTTACCAATAAAAAACAAATTAAATATGGAAGGAATGCTCAAAGCTTTTCCTGCTGGAACTGCCGCTAAAGTGCAAGCTTTTTCAGATCAAGGTTATAAATTAAAAACCGCTATTTCTATGGCGGCTTTAAAACAAAAACCAAAAAAATAATGGATTGTTTTAATTTACCATCTATCGCAATCAAATATAATAAAGATATTTCTGTTTTGTCTAATATAGAAAAAATAGAATTATTTGAATATTTTCTGAAAAATTATACCGATGGCTCAGAGCAAACAGCAAAAGAATTACCTTTAGAGCATTTTATTTGCAACAAAACCTATGTTAGGCAAATAACCTTGCCTAAAGATATGATATTAACTGGTAAAGTTCATAATTTTGATCATACAAGTATTTTGTCTAAGGGTGAAGTAACGATTATGACTAGTGAAGGAACTACTCGCATAAAAGCTCCTGCAACTTGGATTTCAAAAGCAGGAACAAAACGACTAATTTATGTTCACGAAGAAACAATTTGGTCAACAATTCATCAAAGCGAAAATACTCAAGTAGAAGATTTAGAAAATGAATTAGTCCACGAAAGTGATTTATCTTGGATTAATGAAGCAAACTTATTAGGAGATAAATAATGACTTACGCAGCGGTTGCAATAGGTGGGGGAATGATCGTTGGAGGAATGGGTGCACAAGCCTATTTTGGGAACAAATCAGCAAGCTCAGCTAGAAAGGCGGCGGCGGCGGCGGCGGCAGAAGCCGCAAGAGCTAGAGCCGCCGCCTTAGGCTATCAAAAACCTTATTACCAGTCAGGAACAGCTGGATTAAATAATCTTACAGGTCTTCTTACTGGCTCTCAATATGACGCGCAAGGAAACAAAACGAATTTAAGTGAACAGGACAGATCTAATTTATTTCAAAAATCACCGGGTTACCAATTTAGATTAGAACAGGGACAAAAAGCGCTAGAAGCCACACAAGCCGCTCGTGGAGGATTGCTTTCTGGCGGAGCGATGAAAGAAATGAATAAGTATTCTCAAGGAATCGCTTCTGATGAATATGGTAATTATATAAATCAATTAGCAGGCTTGGCTGGAATAGGGCAGAATGCCGCTAACGCTATGGGCAATATTGAAATAGGACAGGGCAATGTAATTGCTGGGTATAATATGGCATCTGGAATGGCAGATGCTAATAAATACCAAAATTTAGGTAATAATATTGGTGGAGGTATGCAATCAATAGGTGGAACTTTACTCGGAAGTGGGTTAAGTGGAATGGGAGGAAAATCCGCTGGAACAAGTGGTTCAAACGGAACAAGTGGTTCAAACTGGAATTTTCAATCAAATTCCCCTAATTTTAATACACAACTAGGAGGGGCTTATTAAATGGAATTTCCACAGCAAACAAATGTAGATTTAGGCGGCTCAATAATGAGAGGTTATGAGTTTGGGCAAAATGCTCGAATGAAAAACCTCCAAATGTTAGCCGCTCAAACTGAGTTAGAGCAAAGAAAAAACTTACAAGCTCTTTATACTGGTGCTTTAGCTGGTGATGAAAGATCAAAACAAGCATTAGCTATGCAAGCTCCTGATGCTTATAAAGGTTTGCAACAGCGACAAGGGGATCTTGCTATGCAATATGGGCAAATAGCTACAACTATTAAGAACACTCCGCTTCCATATAAAAATAAAGTTATCCAATCTTTAAAAGCTAAAAATCCTAATTTACCAATCTCTGATCAATGGTATGATGGAATGGCTGAAGAAGAATTAGCTCCTCTTATTAACGGAGCTAGGAAAGTTGAAGATTTAGCCAAAGAAGAATTTGAAATGCCTAAACAATTGGCTGAAATCGCTAGAACAAAAGCACAAACTCAAACCGAAGCGTTTCAACAAAGAAATTACGCCGCTAATACCGCTAAGTCCTATGCCGATATTGGAAAGACTAAGATGGACACTTACAAAGTTGGTCAAGAAGTTCAGGCGGCACAACAAGAATTAGACGCCGCTAGACAAGCTGGATTATCTCCTTCTGTATTTAAAGCTCAACAAGCAGAATATGGAAAGGCAAGAGGTGAAAAAGCCGCTAATTTAGCTAATTTACAATCTACTTTACCGCAATTATTGGATACTGTTAATAAATTAAGTGATTTAGGGCAAAAGGCAACTTATACATATGCTGGTCGCACTGCAAATTTCTTAAAAAGACAAGCTGGACGGGATGTTGGTGAGGGAGCTATTGCTAGAGAAAAATACATTAATACTGTAAATGACCAAGTTTTACCTTTATTGAGACAGACTTTTGGAGCGGCATTTACCGCAAAAGAAGGTGATTCATTAAAAGAAACATTAGGTAATCCAAACTTAAGTCCACCAGAAAAAGACGCGGCACTTCAAGCATTTATTGAACAAAAAGTTGCAAGTATTAAAGCTGGTCAAAGTGAGTTAGGGTATCAACCAAATATTCCTAATATGCCGACTAAAGGTAAATATTCATTGATGGGTGGTAATATAATTCAAGAAGGACAAACAGCCACTAATCCTAAAACTGGACAAAGAATTACATTCATAGGAGGAAAATGGCAATAGATTTACCAGAAGGTTTTCAATTAGACCAACCTCAAAATAATGGTCTGCCAGAAGGATTTCAATTAGATGAACCTCAGCCTAGACAACCTCAAATGGGTCGTGGTGAAGCCGCTTTTATCACTGCCACTAATCCATTAAATTTCGGCGATGAAATAAAAGCTAGCATCTCCGCACTTACTGCGAAAATAATGGGTGGTGCCGCAACTAAAGATATTGATATTGGCGATTTATATCACGAAGCTAGAACAAATGAAAGAGCCAAATTAGAACAAGCTAAAAAAACTTATCCAGTCCAATCTGGATTAATTGGATTTGCCTCGGATATTCCTCTCGAAGCTGGAATTATTGGAAAAATGGGATTAGGTGGAGCGTCAATTCCTAAACTAGCTACTGCTGGCGGGACTCTTGGTGCAATAAGTGGAGCAGGAGAAAGTGAAGCTGATACTATGGGCGGAGTTGCGAAAGATGCTTTGACAAGTGGTGCGGTTGGTGCTGTTGCCGCACCTATTATTGCCTCCGCCGCCCCTAAAGTAGTTGATATTATCGGGAAAGGCGCTTCTGGAATTAAAAATATATTTTCTAAATCAAGTGGTCAGAAAGTAGCTGATCAAGCAATTCCTCTTGATGTTGCTAAAAGAAGTTTGGCTGAATTGAAAAATGTTCCAGAAGGAAAGCCAACAACTGCCCTTGATATTCAAGAACCACAAACCCAGACTTTTTTAAGGAGTGTTGTAAATAAATATCCGCAAGCAAAACAAATAGCTAAAGATTTTGTAGAGGGAAGAAATCAACAAGCCTACACAAGAATAAATGAAGATTTAAAAACACTTTCCAAAACTGACAATGCAGATGATTATATTAATCATTTAAGCGAAATTCAGAAAAAAGTCGCTTCTCCGCTTTATGATGAAGCTGAAGCAGATAGAACTATTGTGCCTAAATTTGAATTTAAAGAAATTAAAACAATCACATCTCCACAGACCACAACTATTTCTGAAGGAGTAAAAAGTTTTAAAACTGATTCTAGCATTAAGTCTAAAACTGATTTTATTAATAAATACAGCCTACAAGGTAAATCAAGAGCCATTGAAAGACCTTTGGTTTCGCAAGAGGAAAAAGAATTATTTTCGCAAGGAAAAGGAAGTTTAGATACAACCAAAGAAGAACTTTTTAATATTCACGATAGATATAAAACTGCCCTTAAAGATTTAAAAGAATATGCACCTAAAAATCCTTTGCAGTTTATAAAGGAGCAAGGAGGAATTATTGATAGTGGTGGAGAATTAAAAAATCTAGGAATTAATAATAAGACAATTCCCGGACTTTTAAGAAAAGATGGAAAAGGAATTAATATTGATGATGTTGGAAACAGGCTTTATGAAGCTGGGTATTTTCAAGAAAGACCTAGTGTAAATCAAGTTCTAGATTTTATAGATAAAGAAGTTAGGAATACAAATATAGGTAATAGAGCCACTAATTTTTCTAAAGATTCTACAAAATATGCCGAAGCTAAACAATTCTTAGATGAAGCTGATTCGCTAGGAATAGATGTTGACGCAATCAGTAAATTAAAACGCATAACCCCACAAACACAAAAAACTGGAATATCTGGCATTAAAGCTGGCTCTTCATATGATAAAAGAGATGTTTCTAAAAAAGGAATTGAGGAATTTCAAAACTCCCTAAGAAAACAAACTACTAAAATTGAGGAAGGTGGAAAAGTTGTAAATATTAGAAAAGATATTACCAATCTTCACGAAATGTCTCCTAAATCAAGAGAATTAGCTAAACAATATGATGAGTTAGAAAATAATAAAATTTATTCTGAATTTAAACCTTTGGCAAGAAAAAGATTAGATGATAAAATTCCTGATAATTCTGTTGCAATGCTTCATAAAGTTAGAGAAAGAATTGATGCTGACACAAATTCTCTTTATGACGAATTTGGAAAAGTAAAAGATAAGGGAAGGATTGCTGAAAATACAGCCGTTAGAAATAAAATTAATAATTTAATTAATGAAATTTCTCCAGTATTTAAACAAGCTGATGAGGCATTTAGACCTCTAGCTATCAAAAAAGAAGCTGTAGAATTTGGTAAGGAATTTACTAAATACAAACCTATTCAAATCAATCAAAAAATTAATGAACTAACTTCTAAATCTGGTTTAAATAAAAATGAAATTTTAGAAGATGTAAGAGTTGGTGTTAAAGATATTATCCTAAAAGAAGCAGAAAAAGCTATTAAATTTGAAGGTTCTAATATTCCAATACAAATTCAAATTAAAAAAATAATTGAAAATAAATTTAAAAAAGATCAATTAAAAACTTTTTTCTCTTCTAGTGAAGATTATTCAAAATTTATTAATAATTTAAATCAAGAGGTTCTTTATAATAAAACAATTAAGAATTTAAATCTCTCAAAAGATGAAATTGAGCAAGATTCTAGTAATTTTGCTAGAAATGCCTTCGCAAGTTTATTATCAGTTGCTACTACTGGTTTTGGAAAGTCAAGATTAGCAGTGGATACTGCTAAGGCTGGTGAGGCTATTCTAATTAAGAATTACAAAGGACTTAATGATAAAACAGCACAAGAATTATCTAGGATTTTTATTGATAAAAATGCTAGTATTAAGATGCTTGAAAATATAATTAACAAAGCTTCTCCAAAAGAAAAAACTATTATTCAACAAGCTATTAGTGATATTTACCCAGCTATTCTGGCAGGACACATAGGAAGCAATACAACAGAAAAACAATCAAAATAATAAATTATGGCACAAATATTCCAAGCACCCTTAGCAAGAGAATTTAGTAATACAGGCTCAATCGGAGCTGGTTATAAATATTATTTCTATACTACTGGCACGACTACACCAATAAGCACTTACACAACACCTGCTTTGAATGTTGCTAATGTTTATCCTGTAGTTGCTGATTCAACTGGTCGATTTCCTCCTATTTGGATTTCGAACTTAGCTACAACTAAGGTAATCTTAAAAGATGCTTCTGATAATGTTATTTACACTCAAGACCCAGTTGGGGCGACTTCGTCTACAACAAGCCTAAATGATTTAGATGTTCGTCCTAATTCTTATTGGGGGTTGACCACTGGGACAGCCTCTGCTTATGTATTAACAGCTAATCCTAGTATTTCAGCTTATTCAAATGTTCAATCATTCACTTTCCAAGCCCATATAGCCAATGTTATTAACCCTACAATAGCAATTAGTGGACTTGGGGCTCTAAATCTTAAAAAATATACAGGACAAGGGACTAAGGTTGCCCTACAAGCTGGAGATTTGCAACCTACCCAAAGGTATGAAGCTTTTTGTGACGGTGTTGACATTGTTGTTTTGAACCCCCGCTCGCTTCTTTTAAATACTGGAAGCGCACCAACTTTAACTATTGCCAGTGGAGTTGTTGCTATTACCAATGTCGGAAGTTCTTATCTAATAGATACAGAAGGAGCGGCGGCAACTGATGATTTGAACACTATTAACGGTGGAAACGATGGTCAAATTATTTTTATCAGAAACATCGCAGATGCGAGAAATGTAATTTTAAAACATAATACAGGAAATATTTTTAATCCAAATTTATCGGACATAACTATAGATGTAGCAAGTGATACTATACAATTAATTTATAGTTCAACACTAGGACAATGGATTGTCACAAGCCAAGCAAATAGATTGGGATTTTTAGTTTCTAAAACCACTAATGGATACACATATTTACCAAATAACATGATATGGCAGTGGGGTTTGTCTACTGGTTCTAGCACAAGAACTGAATCATTTCCAATTACATTTCCAAATGCTTGTTTAATTTTTGTTCCTGCTGTTGCATCAACCGCAGTAACAGAATTCCAAACCTCTAACGGTTATTTTATATCGCCATCTCAATTTACAATACAAACAGGAGATATTAACGGCACGGGGCAACCTAATAATATTGCTTGGCTTGCCATTGGACATTAATAATAAAAATTATAAATAATGATAAAAGTAAATTACGATCCTAAGACAACTCTAGTAAAAGGATATTATCCTGATTCAATAAATTATAATTCGATTCCCGAGCCATTTATTGAGATCAAAGAAAGTGAACAAATCTATGGTAAGCAAATGTGCGTTCTTGATGGAGTCTATCAGGAATATATTAAACCTATTGAGCAACAGTTTCAAGAGGCTAAAACTTCCAAAATTTACGAAACAAAAAACGCTTGCGAAAGTTTTAGAACTACACCGCTAACTGTTGATAATAAAATTTATAAAGCGACAGATAATGCAAAGCTTAAATTCTGGTCTCTAGTTAATGGCTCTTTAGTTAGTGATTTTCCTATTATTTGGCTTGAAGCTGATGATGTTTCTTTTGTTTCCCTTTCCAAAGTTCAAGCGACCGCTCTTTATGATGCTTTTGAGGCTCAAGATCGTTCTGCTTATCAACAAAGAAAAAATTATTTAGATCAAATTAATTCCTGCACAACCTTAGAGCAAGTTAAAGCAATCAATATAAATTTCAAATGACAGTAGGAACAACTAATACATTTACCCAAAATAGAAATCAAATTATTGATAGGGCTATGGCAACTATCGGTATAAAGACAACCCAAAGAGCTTTAACTGCTTTTGAGGTTAATCAAGCCTCAGATGAGCTTAATATTATGATTAAGTCTTGGAAGACTAAGGATTACCTTTGGAAAACAACTGAAGGAACGCTTTGGTTAGTGCCAAATCAAGCTAAGTATCGCTTAGATGGATCAACTGCGAACGCAACTGAAAATTATACAGAAACAACAGCTTTTTCTTTTGCCTCAATAGGGGCTACTTCAATTACAGTTACAAGTGCAATTGGTTTTGCCATAGGTAATTACATTGGGATTGTTCAAGACGACACCACTATCTTATGGGCAGTAATTACAAATGTCGTAGGAACTACTATTACTTTCACAATTCCACTAACTGTTGCGGTGGCGAGTGGAAATACAATTTATACTTATCAAACCAAAATTAATCGACCTGAGCAAGTTAATAGCCTAAGAGTTAGAACTTTGACCAATAGTGATATTCCCACTGTTGCCCTAGCAAGAGATTCATACTTTAACATTCCAGTCAAAACTAATTCTGCTCGTCCTAATCAATGGTATTATGACAAACAATTAGCTTATGGAGATATTTATTTATGGCCGACCCCAAATTCCTCTTCTGATTCAGTTAAATTCACATTTCAAAAGATGTTCTTTGATATTGATGGAGCATCAACTAATGCCGATTTTCCTGTAGAATGGATTGATCCTATTGTTCTTAATCTAGCTTTAAGACTTGCTAGAATATATGGCAAGGATCAAAATTATAGAGAACAATTAAAGAGAGATGCAGATGAAGTTATGGCTAATGTTCAGGGTTATGATAGAGAACCTGCAAGCTTCTATTTCCAACCAGCATCACAACTTAATGTAGGAACTTTTAGATAATGGGAGCAACAACACCTATCAATTTTGGTATAAATTCTTACAAAGCCAAAAGTGGATTAAACTCTGCTGAACGCTTAGTTAATTGTTATGTTGAGCCTTGCCCAGTTGATAGCCCTTTTAAGGCTATGATTCTCGGAACGGCAGGACTTTCAGTTTGGAAAGACTTAAATATCGGTTTTCCTGTTTATGGAATGCAAGTAATGGGGGAAAATCTTTATGTCGTAGCTGGATCTAATGTCTATAAAATAGATTCAACAAAGACGGTTACTAATATTGGCACAATGGCGATAGCTCCAGCTCGTGTAATAATGACTAATAATGGAGTTCAAGTGACCATTCTTACAGAAAGTGGGACTGCTTATTATTGCACTTCTGCCGCTGGTTCTTTAACTCAGATTACGGATGGAGATTTTAACAGTTCGGACTCCATAGCAACGCTTGATGGTTATACGGTCGCCACTAAAAAACAAGGTAGAACTTTCCAATGGTCAGCTATAAATAATACTGCTACTTGGGCGGCTTTAGATACTCAAACTGTAGAAGCGGATTCTTCTAACATTGTTCGTGTAGCAATGAATAATTTAGAATTATGGTTTTTTAAAGAAAATATAATTGAAGTTTATTATGACTCCGCTAGACCTGGATATATTTTTGACCGCAAAGATGGTGTTTTTATTCAAAAAGGATGCGCCGCTAAATATTCCGTAGCTAGTCTCGATAACTCCTTTTATTTTTTGGGTAATGATAAAATTATTTACAAAACTAACGGCTATCAAATATCACCTATTTCTACTTACCCCATCTCACAAGAGATCGAGAAATATTCAACTGTCTCTGATGCCTTTGCATTTACTTATATAATCAATGGACACAAATTTTACACAATCACTTTTCCAGAGGCTGATGTTACTTGGGAATATAATATTACAACTGGTTTATGGCACGAAAGACAGAGTCTTAATTCCAAACAAAGTCAAGGCAAATGGAGAGCTAATTGTGGAGCTTTTTTTGCGGGAATAAATCTTTTTGGAGATTTTGAAACTGGTATTATTTATCAAGTTAACTCTGATGTTTATACTGAGAATGGAGCTCAAATTTTAAGAAAAGCAATAAGCACTACCCAATTTACTAATTATGGAAGAAACACTTTTGATAGATTTGTTTTAATGATGGATACTGGAGTTGGCTTAGTAACTGGTCAAGGTTCAGATCCTCAGTTAATGCTTAGAGTATCATCGGATGGAGGGCAAACTTGGGGTTACGAGGAGCAACAACCTATTGGAACACAAGGAACCTACCAGACGGAAGTATTTTGGACAAGCTTAGGTTTTGGAAGAACCGCTATTTTCGAGGTGACAATGAGTGATGCAGTTAAATTCGCTATTGTAGGCGCTTTCTTAAATTCAACATTAGGAGAGTCGTGAAAATAGCAATACCAAGCGCAAATCAACCTATCACTGATGAAGCTTTTTTTACTAATACAACTTGGTTCACTTTTTTTCAGAATGTTTGGAGAGGAATCAGAGGAGATTTAGGATTAAGTCTTGGTGGAATGTTAAATGTCAATACCACTCCAGTTGCGAATGTTAGTTCTGGTGAGAGTGATTTGATTACATATGTTTTAGCTAAAAATAGCTTGATTAATAATGGAGATGTGTTAGAAATTGAAGCTTGGGGTATCTATGCCGCCAATGCTAACAATAAGACTGTAAAACTTATTTTTGGTAACCAAACTATTCTAACTACTGGGATAGTAGCCGCTAATGATGGATCGTGGTCTCTTAAAGCAAAAGTGATAAGAAAGACCGAAACAACTCAAGAAATAATATCTGAGATATTATCTTCCAATTCTAGTGTCACTGATTCCGCTACAAGAACAGCGGGGACACAAATCTTAACCTCCGATATTACGATTAAATGCACTGGGACAGGTGTAATTGATAACGATATTATACAATACGCATTTAAGATTAACTTAACTCCAAATACATAATGGCTATTTCAGATATAAATAAAGGACTTTCTGGCGTCAATCCAACAGCAAACTCAATACTACCGAACCAAACTAGCAATAGCGGTAAGGTTTTGGGAACGGATGGGACCAATGCGTCTTGGGTTGATGCTGCAGGAGCAGAAGCTACAACCTCCAATAAAGGTATTTCTTATCTCAACGACCCAATCGCCCTTGCAAATAATGCCACCGATGCAAATAATGACATTGATTTTAGTGCGGGTAATGCACCGCTTGATGATGGCTCGGGTCAAGTTTTATTATCATCGACTTTAGTAAAAAGACTAGATGCTTCTTGGGTTGCTGGAACGAATCAAGGTGGATTATTTTCTGGAACAAAAGCTATAAATACAAGATACTATGAATTTGCTATAACAAACGGCACGATAAATGATGCTGGTTTTGACATAAGCCCTACAGGTGCAAATATTCCAGCTGGATATAAAGGCTCTTATCGCGGGATGGTTTTAACCGATGGAAGCGGAAATATTAGACAATTTACGCGAGCTGGACAATATATTGAATATGTTAGCGATATTACTGATTACAATCCAAGCCCCACAAATGGAGTTTTTGCAACATATGATTTAAGTTGCCCGTCTAAAAATAATATTTTAGCTAAAATTATGGTGGCTCAAACTTATACTGGGACAGGTGTAGTAGCTTTATCTTCAAGCTACAGAAAAACGGGAAGTTCTGCAAATAATTTATTTTTTGGTGGGGGAATAAACGGATACACATCACACTCAGCAACAAATTTTGTTCCACTTAATTCTTCTGCTCAAGTTGATATTAAATTTGATTTTAGCGCCCCAACAAGTTCATTTGCAATTGTAACGAAAGGTTATTTTGATTTTAACATTAAACTTTAATATATGATATTACTAAAAAACAAAAACGGAGATGTTAAAGAGTTCAATAATATTTCTGAAATAGGAATGGGTTTTGCCAATTGGATAAATATTAGCAATACGGACGAAGCTACAAGCTATTTACTCCAAAAAGCTATAACCGCCAAATTAGCTGCATTAGAAGTTTTTCACGATAGCGATGCGGCTAGAATTTTCTATGTTAAAACTGCCAAAAATACATTCTTCTTTTCAACATTGGACAAGTATAGAAATTTATTATCTGAACAGATCACTATTTGCGATAGCTCAGTTAAAAGCGGTTTTCCTATGAACCAAGTGGGATATACACACAAACAAACTGATCCAGTTACTAGAATTGTTACATCTGAATTTATTTCTCTTGCTAATATAAATTGGATCCTTGCCAATTTAGGAAATATTGTTAATAAAAATTATGATTTAAAAGTTCTCACTCATATTCCGAAGATAAATGCGCTGAAAACTATTGTTGATGTGGAGAAATATGATTTTAAAGCTGGATACCTTCTAAACCAAATAATTACCCTTAAATGAAAAGACTAGCATACTTAACTGTAGCCTCACCAATTACCTTAAAAGGTGTATTTACTAAACCGCTAAAATTTGTTATTCAGATATTTACCGCCGCACCAGAGGAACATATCGCCCATTGCATAGATGGGGTTGTTTGTAATGTAAGTGGAAAAGGTTTGGAATATATTCCTTTTGAAAAATGGATGGAGCGTTATGAAGTTAATAGAGCAAGGATTCACGCAATAGAGCCAATTGAAGAGCCAACTCAAGAACAAATTAATGCAATCATTGAAGTAAATAAAAGCGACAAAGGCAAGCCTTATGGGGCGTTTCGTGCAGGCGTATCTGCAAACATTATGGAGTTTATTTATGTGTTAATAGATGTTGTATGCAGGCTATTTGGTTTTGAGAATAAGAACGATTTAAACAGAGATAAGACAATTTTTTGTTCTGGTAACTGCGCTAAGGGTGCAGTTGCCGCAGGTTATTTACAAAGTGATTTTAAATGGTGGAGAGCTTCGCCTATTGACCTAAGAAAGGTTCAATTAAAATCTGGCAAATTCACTAGAAGAAGGATCGACTAATGGGGATTTTAGCTTTTTTAAAAACTATCACTGATATAAGAAGCGCTGGAAATCTATTTTTAGAATTGATAGCTTTTCTTAAGAAGAATAAGCTTTTCCCTGTGCTGTATCTATTGCCAGTATTATTATTAATTATTAATTATTTACATTTTAATTTAGTTGTTAAAGACAAAGAAATTGCAGTAGTAGAGAAGAGGATTAATATTTGTAATTCTGTAGATGATGAATTAAGACGCTGTGGAGATAAGACGGCAATCAGCATATCTATTATTAGGAACGATCAAAAGTCAGGAAGATTCTTTGTTGCTAGAGCTTGCGATAAAAGATTGACAAATTCTGGTTGTATTCTTGATTTAATGGAAAACAAACCTTTAACTTATAAAGCAGAATATAAATTAGACTTAAACTCTGAGGACTTCTTAAGGAAAATAATGAAGTCTGGATTCCCAAGATCAATCCCTCTTAGTAAAGACGGTAAGCAGATCATTGATCCAGAGCTTGAAGGTTGCTCTACAATAATAAATTTAATAACAGCTACGGATTGGTGGAAAGAAGGTATAGTAAAAAATTTATGGATTACAGCTTCTGAAACAACTGATCATAAGATTCTTTATGTTTATACATTTAAAACTGCAATCAATGAATCTGGCTGTCAGAATCAAATTAATCAAATACTCTTGGATTTAATACAAAAAATGAAGAACGGGGGCGAAAAATGGTTTCACTTCTAATTTTGTTACTATTGGTATTAATAATTATAATAATCGTGTATTCTAATCATAAGATAATCGAAAGAGATCTAAGACACGATTTAGCTAATAAAAACTTCCACTGTTCAGTTTTAGTAGAGCTTTCTAAGATACTTGAACGAGAAAAACTTGACCATCTTTTAATTAAAGCAACAGAAAATGTTAAAAAACCTAATTAAAGTTCTAGCATTAGTTCTTTTTGCTACAAAAGCCAATGCCAATTCCCTAGCTTTAACACTGGGGACTTCTTCGAGTTATTTGCAAAGTTCTGATAGGACTTTGGGCTATGTCAATTATAATGAGTCTTTTACGCCCAGAAGTGTTTCTATTGGTTTATCTTATTTCTCAAAAGAGATATTTCTTTCAACTTCAACAAATAGGTTCTTATCCTCAACTTATATGAGGGAAATGCAAGACGGAGCAGGCAGGAGGTTTATTTCAAAAGAGAAATCCACTACTGATGTTCTATTGGTAGGTTATCCGTTTGGGAAGATAATTCCTTATGGGTTCGCCTCTAATTCAAATTTTAAAAAGGATATTTCCCTCAATGGGAGGGAAGTCAAGTCCGTAGATATGTATTCAGTCATCTATGGGGCTGGAGTCACTTGTATTTTAAACAAGGATTTTACAGTTTCAATTTCAACAATTGCCCCGAATGAAGATGTGGACTATGGGATTGTTTTTAGTTTAAGTTATAACATTACTATTTTATGACAAGAATAATAATTCTTATTATCTTGGTAATCTCCTCTATTTCTGGAGTATATTTATTAGGAAAAAGATCAAGCGATCAAAAACATCTTATTGACAATCAAAATGCAGTTATTGAATCTAAAAACCACACAGACAAAATCAAAGAGCTTCAAGACAAACTCGACAAAAAGCTTACTAATTCTAGTAGGTCTGCTAATATTGAGCGGTTGCGGAAGTTGTCCGAAAAACAATCTAGTAATCAATAGCTTTAAAGATAGGTATTACCCACTTCCAAAATCTAAAACTGTGGATGATTACCTCGAAAAAGCTCCAGACGAATTGTTTAATTACATTCAGATTAATGAAGTTACTTATCAGTGCGAACAAGAGCCGACAAATGAATTAGTTATTAAATGTCATAATGATTTTCTAAGTGAAGAATGAAAAATACTAGCCTTGAATTAATTTCTAAAGCTTCTCCGATTATTTTTTCTTTCTTGTGGATTGCGGCAATTTGCGTTGCTTTTTACCACGCATTTAAAAATAAAAATAGGGCTTATATTTTTCCTTATCTATTAACTATTCTAATATTGGCGCTCATTATATCTACATCGCTTTTTATTTTAGCAACTCAATGGGTGGATGGCAATTACGCCCAAAATATTAGTTTGATAGACCATCGATGGAATGCGCTTGAAACAGGGATTTGCGTTTTGGGTATGATGGGCTTACATTACCATTATTTATTAATGCACAAAACAAAACCTATGGCGGTTGATTTTTGTCACATACCTTTAATTACCCAAATGAAAACTTTAGATTTTAAAACACTCTGCCTAATTATATTGTCTGGGCTAGTCCTAATATTCTTTATGGGTTTTATTGTTCTTGCTTTAACTGGCAATCAAGAGGTTGCAAAAATACTTATTGATGCTGTCAAAGATTTATCTTCAAAAGGAATTGAAAAGTTATGAGTGAGTTTTTAGAAAATACCAATGGTGAGAAATCCTCCAAAAGATTATGGGGATCAATATTAATTGGAGTTGGAATTGAGATGAAATTCGTTTTGTTTCATTATGGTTTATTCTGGACTGAGAAAGCCCCTGCGTCACCTCTTTTTGATAATCTTGATAGTTGCGCTAATTGGATGATAACAGTAGGTTCCTCCCTTCTAGGTATTGGAGTAATTGAATTGTTTGGTAAAGTAAAAAATGTCAAAAAAATTAAAAAATCAGAGGGTAAATAATGAATATTGAAAAATTAAGAAAACAACTTGAAATTGACGAAGGGGTAGAATTAAAAATCTACCTTGATAGTAAAAATCTTGCGACTTGCGGGATTGGTCATCTTATCATAAAAGGAGATGAAGAATGGAATAAGCCCATAGGAACACCAATTACTAGATCAAGAGTGGAGGCTTTATTTGTAAAGGATATTCAAAGCGTAATTAATGACTGCAAAAAACTATTTACAAATTTTGAGGAACTTGAAGAGGAAATAAAACAGATTATAGCCAATATGATGTTTAATATGGGGCTTACAAGGCTTAGTAAGTTTGTAAAGCTTATTGCCGCAATAAAAGCCAAAAATTTTAAAGAAGCCGCAAATCAAATGGCGAATAGTAATTGGGCTAAACAAGTTGGAGCTAGGGCAACTAGACTAATTACAAGAATGGAAAATTTATCTATTTGATTAATATGAAAAAATATTTATTTTTGCTTATCATTCTTTTTGCTTTCAATGCAGAAGCGTATAGTAGAGCAGATTATAAGCATTGGATAGATGCTGATAAGGATTGCCAAGATACCAGACAAGAAGTTTTAATTAGAGATAGCTTACAAAAAGTGACGCTTGATAAAAAAGGTTGTAAAGTGATTAAAGGAGAATGGTATGATATTTTTACCAATAAGGTCTTTACTGACCCAAACGATCTTGATATTGACCATCTTGTCCCGCTTGCAGAGGTGGATAGGAGTGGCGGTAGTAAATGGACACCAGATAGGAAAATGAAATATGCCAATGACTTGAAAGATCCTGAAGTTTTAATTGCCGTTGATAAAAGTGCTAATCGCTCAAAAGGTGATAAAGACCCATCTGATTGGTTACCGCCTAGCAAGATATATAAATGCGATTATATCATAACTTGGCAGAAAATTAAAAAGCAGTGGAAGCTTGAGATGGACGAAAAAGAGAAGTATTTTATTAGCGTAAAAAATAAGGAATGCGGTTTTAAATAACTAGCACGGCGAGAAAAAATCTAGTTGGTGTGACTAAAGAAGAAGATACACTTTTTAAGATCGTCTATAGTTTTGATCTCAAAATCTTTATTAGCCTTTTTACAACTGACCATCCCGCCCTTATCACACTCGTAAAGGTAGTAAGAAGCCATTTCAGATAATTTACAAATACTTTCAATTTGCTCATCCAGGTATTTAACGATGGCACTTTCAATCTTATCATCCATAGCTTGTAGATTGGTTGGAAAGTCGCCCATTAAATCACCTATCTGACGATTTTGTTTTCGGTATAATTCCTTTCTGCGCCCAATGATTTCCAAGACTTCAAACAAGCTCTTATGCTCTTCTCCCCAGTTATTAAGCTTCGTCACTTAAATTTCTCCTTTATTTAATCTTTATTGGTTAAAGTTAATTATAAATTTCCTTATTTAACTTTGGCAAATCAGCTGAGATTCGCACTCAAATCTTCGGTTTTGGAGACCGATATTCTACTGTTGAACTACTGACTTATTTTTTTAAGAACCAAATAAAGTTCTCAAAATCTGCAACGCTAGACACTACGGCAAACTTAATCCCTAACGGCTCAATATATCTTTGATGAAACTCAATTTGAGCTTCATTCATTCCTTTAGATTTTGTTTCTAACCCTTTACCAGTTCTATGAGAGGATGGGGTTTTAACCTCAATGTAGGCAATATTTGCGCCAGTTGAACTTAATGAATCTTTATAAATCAAAGTTAGATCTGGGACACCCGCCAACCGACCCATTCTCTTAAATCTTGCTCCACTGGCAATTCCTTTATATCCACCAACATTATTTTCATTTCTATTGGAATAAAGAACACATATGCGGTTCAATTGTTTATAATAAACTAATTCATTAAAACGCTTTACAATTGCCTCTTGGATTTTTTCTTCTTCAAATTTACGCATAAGATTTTTTTTTAGATTCCTCAACTTGCCTAGCGTAAGTATAAATATTAGTTGGAACATTATAGGCTTTTTCAACAATAGTAGGGTCTTCATATTTTGCCCTTAAATGTTCTCGATATAATTCTCTAATGCTCCACCAAAGTATATAAGGAAAAAAGGTAAAATATACTAATGCCGCCAATATATCTTTAATCTCCTGCATCTTCCCTCTCTTTAAGTTCTTTTTCTTTTTTTATTGCCCACTCCAAAAAGTTTTGCATATCTTGCTCCGCTTCTTGTTCAGTTTGTCTTTTTGGAAATTGATCTACAAAACTGATTCCATACCCAACATTGTCTTTACGAAAAAAGTCAGAATGTTTCTGATATTTTAGAATATTATCGTTATCTTCAAAGAAATTCTCAACCGACCAGCAATACCCATAATGTAAAAATTGCCAATAAGGCTCATCACCATAGCTATAAATCTTTTGGATATAGAAGTGGCAATCATTATCTTTGTGATGGTCTCCGCCGATTAAAGCGTAGTATCCTGCTGTTAGTTCTATTAATGTTTGCATATTAAACCTTAAATGATCTCCATTCTCCACATTTAGAGCATTCAGACACGCTTATAAAACTTACCTTGTATAGCTCGTTGTTTTTATCTTTGCGGTCTACTGCTAATATCGTTTCCGCTCCCCACTCGTGCTTGCACTTAGGAACCCAGAATAATCTTAAAAATTTATATAGTTTCATTTTCTGATCCTCTTAACCTTTTACAAAGTGCTTGATTAGTTTGGTTTGTAGAATCAACCATTTGTTGCCAAGATTTATTCTGTTTTTTCAATTCCTCAATCTCCTTATTCATTCCCCCCATTATTTCTTGAGCGGCGTTAAAATCTAATTGAAGGAGGTCGTTTTTTTGTTGGAGTTCGTTGATTATTTCTAAAGCCTCTTCCCTTCCATCTTCATAGCCTTTATCCCAACAATCACCACAATCTCTATAAATCTCTTTTTTCTCTTCAGTCCATCCTTGTTTGAACTCCGCTATTCTTTCTTCTAGTGTTTTCATAAATTATTTAAGTTTAGTTTAAATTACATGTCCCAAGGAATATCATCCAAATCTTCTTCTGGTTGCTTAACATAAGAATTAGCCTTTGCCGTATTATGTTTATCAACTTTCGGCTCTTCCTCATTTTTCTCTGTTTTTGTGCCTATAATCTGAAAACCGCCGCTAAAATTATCTACTACAATTTCAGTTGTCCATTTATCAACGCCGTTCTTGTCAGTCCATTTGCGAGTTGTTAATTTACCCTCAAGATAAATCTGTAAGCCTTTTTTAGCATAATCTGCACAGAATTTAGCCGCTCCGCCAAACAAAACAACCTTGTGCCATTCGGTATTAGATTTCTTCTCTCCCGTTTGTTTATCTTTCCAAGATTCGCTTGTTGCGACTGAAATATTGGCGATTGGCTCGCCGCTAGAGTTTTGTTTTATATCTGGGTCATTTCCTAGAAAACCTAAAATTATTACCTTATTTACGGAAGCCATATTTATATTTTATTTATGATTAATTGTTAAAGTTAAAGTAAATTCTGGTAAAACTGTATCTGTTATGATAAACAGTCCTACTAGTATTAAAATTATTGAAAGAGTGGTTTGTAATTTATGGCGCAATTTATCCTTTTATAATTGATGGTGCAATCTTCTCAGCATAAGAAATAAACAAATCCATTTGCTCATCAAAAGCTTGTGGGTTTTTATCTCTCTTTTTTTCTTCAGCAATAACTTTTCTGATTATTCCAGCGTCAAATCCTGCACTTTTAGCTTCTGCGTATCTATCAGCAATATCCATCTTAATTCTATCTTGCTCTTCTATTAATGCTTTAATTCCAGAAGCAATTTGTTTTAGATGATCGTTGTGTCCTGTGTTATTTTTCATTTTATAGAATTGTTGTTGATGTTAAGTGAATTGTTAAATCTTTATATTTAACATCTCCACCAAGATTAGATTCTTCTTTATACTCTAAAACTAGAGAAGCTTGGTGGGTTGTCTGGGAATTGCACCACAGCGAGCCAAAGCAACAGATTTACAGTCTGTCCCGCCTCTTTAACGGAATACCAACCCATAATATAAAGAAAACCCCCATTTCCTATACACATTATTTTTTTATGTATAGAAAAGCGCATTTTTCTATAAATTGTCCTTATATTTCCATCTATGCTTTTTGGACGACATTCACATCAATTAATAAGCTATGATTATTAATCTTACTCTTTCAAGGCGTGATGATAGGACTCTCACCTACATAATAAATACATAGACTAATAAAGCGTTATGAGCACTCCGCTCTACCACTGAACTATTAGGCTATGGTGGCAAAGGCAGGAATTGAACCTACATTCTGGCGGATGCCATATTCTACACTCTTCCGCACGGGCTGTGGTCGCCCCTTGTTTCTACCTATAACAAGCCGAACTTTGCCATAAATTCACTTTTTCATTAGACTTGTTACCAAGAATACAGACTAAAAGTGTAAACTGCGTGCGACCCTTTCACTAAGGCGGCTACCTGAGATCGTGCTTTCCGACCTGTCATTTTTACCAACCCTTGAGGCTTACCAAAGCGATGATGGTAGGTTAGTTTGCTCGTTCCAGAGGTTTAGCATTAAATATAATTAACTAAACTTAACCGCTTGATTAATGACCCCTTTCGGGGATTGACTAGCTAACTCATAAAACCTCTAGCACCTATGTTTCAAGGGAGAAGATAGTTTTATGAGGTCTAATATTCTTTAAACATCTACTCCACAAACTTATCTCTTTCTTCCATTGTGGTCTTAAAATATTTTTTGCTTGCTTGCTTTATACTCAAATTACTTTTCTCTAAAAATTTAATTATAAAATAACAGTGTTGAAGTGCTTCGTGAGCATCTCCTAAATTTTCAATATTATCCATTGTGAATTTACCTGTCTTACCAAGTAAATGTTCATAACTTCCTGCCATTGTTTTAAATTTTAAGTTAATAATACGAGCAAAGCTCTAGCCCTTGCGGGATTCTTTAAACTTCTTTATATCCTAAAAGTTCTATAACTTTCTTTAATGTTTCTAAACTTAGATTTGAATAGTCATAAGCCTTTAACCTTCTACAAAGCATATCTCTTTGCCATTTACTCTTTAAGTCTTCCGTCTCTTGATAATAACTATAAGAGCAAAAACTTCTTGCCCCAACAAGAGTAATAGAACCCAAATGGTTTATCTTTAATTTAGTTCCTTTGTCAGTAATAAAAGTTGTCGGCGTGGCTCTTACAATCTTTTGTCTATTTTGTAAATTTCCATAATTAAACTCATAAACATAATCTCCAATCTTCATTCCCTATTTTCAATTTTTATTAATAAGCTTTACTTTAAATTCCTCCTCTTTCTTTTGGCGGATTTCGGAAAGTTGGATAATCATTTTATTTGCTGATTACAATTTTCTATTTCTTCCTCACACTCTTTAAAAAACATCTCTATATCATCTTTTAAATTACAATCTTCAGCTTGATTTAAAACAATGTTAATTTTTTGTAATGTTGATGTTAAAATATCAATATATCTTGATCTTGCCCAGTTGGCAGTTCTTAATAAATTTTGTTGTTTTACGATTTCTTCGTGTGATAGAGAAAAAATTTCATTAG